TTTACAAGCTGAAAGACCCTGTTGAATTTAACGGGGAAAAAATTACGGAATTTGAATTTGATTTTGACGGTATCAATTATTTAAAATACAGACAATGCGAAAGCGAAGCGAGAAAACTTAACTCTAAAAAAGAAGTTATGCTTACGCCCTCCGATAACGAGAATTTTCAGCTTTGTTTTGCGGCAAAGGCTGTCGGAATGGAAAGTAAGGTTATGTTTGATTTGTCGCTCCGTGACTCTTTGAATATTTGCCTGATGGTGCGTAATTTTTTATCGGTTGGGGATTCGGACGAAGAGGAGGGGACGGAATCGGAGTCAACCGTGACTGCGTTGACACGGAGGCGCAAGGAGAATCTGAAGACGGTCGAGAGTTAGAATTCAGAGAAAATATTATGCTTTTGGCTATGGAAACCAATACGGGAATAGACGTTTATGAAAAATGCAGTTTCAGAGAGTTACGGGAGTATATCAAAACTTATAACAGGCTTGCCGAAAAAAGAAAGGGGGGATAAAAATTTTTTATTGCACATATTTACATTTTTTGGTATTATTATTGTATATTAATAATAGGAGAGTGTTTATATGGGCAAGTTTTTTAATAATGATGATGATGAATTTAATGAATATGGCAAATATTATAAAAATTCTATATCTAAAAAAGATGAAAATGATGATGACCAGATAAAAAATAAAGAAGGGTATATTAATAGTAAATTGATTGACCTGGGAATTTATAGGGGAGAAGGAAAAGTTTCATCAGAAGATTATTTGCCGAAAGATTTAATTAAGATTGACGGAGAACTTTTTTTAAAGAAAAAAGAGTTGACTAACGAGGATGAACTTTATTTAAAATTAAAGACTATTGATATATTACAGAGAAATCAAGAAATTATGGAAGAACATAAAGATAATTTAAGAATAATCAAATATATTTTAACGTTTTTTACTATACTTATTGTAATTTCAGTGGTAACCAGCATTTTTATTGGTGTAAAAACAGTGAAAAAGTCAAAATATTTATATTTATACCCATATGAACAGAAAATGGAAGTTGAGAAAGATTTATAAATTATGTAATAACTTTTACCTAAAAAGGCATCTGAAAATCAGATGTCTTTTTTCTTAAGTTAAAATCAGAAGAAAGATGTGATTATATAATGGGCAGCAGAGCGTATGAAATGGCATTCAGGCTTAACGCAAGGTTGGGAAATTCATATAACGGCACATTCGCAAAAGCGGAAAATATAGCGAAAAAGACATTCGGCAGTATTGCCAAGCTCGGGGCTGCTGTTCTTGGCGGAATCGGTATAGCCGATATGGCAAACACCTATAAGGATTTTCAGCAAAGTATAGCAAACACGGGAGCTGTTGCGGGAGTTCCAAAGGCCTCAAAGGAATTTAAGGCTCTTGAAAATGCCGCTCTTGAAGCGGGAAAGCAAACAACAAAGACGGCAACGGAAGCCGCCGATGCTTTGGGATATATGTCTTTGGCGGGATGGACTTCGGAGCAAAGTATAAGCGGTCTTATGCCTGTTTTAAGACTTTCCGAGGCTTCGGGGGCAGACCTTGCCGCCACCTCTGACCTTGTAACGGATTCCATGTCGGCTATGGGGCTTTCGGTTGACCAACTTAGTAAATATCTTGACGTCGCGGCACAGGCAAACAACAAAACCAATCAGACAGCGACACAGCTTATGGAGGCTTATATCGGCGTCGGAGGCAAATTTAAAGGTTTAAATACACCTATGGCAGAAAGCGCCGCTGTTTTAGGGGTTTTGGCCAACAGAGGTATTAAAGGCTCCGAGGCGGGAAACAGTCTTACTTCCGTATTGGCTAATTTGACCAAGAAAGGCGGCGAGAGTGCCGAGGCAATGAAAGCCCTTGGTGTTTCCGCGTTTAAGTCAAACGGAGAGTTTAAAGGGATAACAAATGTAGTTGCGGAGATTAGCGGAAAATTAAAGGGACTGACAAAAGAGCAAGAGACAATGTATATTCAGATGATAGGAGGGAAAACACAGGAAACGGCCTTCAGAGCCCTGCTGTCGGGGTACGAAACCTTTACGGAGGGCGGAAAAAGAGAGCTTATTGAACTTCAGGAAGAAATGGAAAATTCATCGGGCTCTCTGGATAAAATGGCGGAGGCTATGAATGATACGTTGGGAGGTGCGCTGGCCATACTGGGGTCGGCTTCCGATGATATGAAAATTCAGATTATGAAAGAAATTGAGCCTACCGTCACTCCGATTATTCGGAGTATCGCTGACGCACTCCCCGGACTTAGCGCAAAGGTTGCGGGGTTTGTTAAATCTATGGTGAAAAAAGGCAAGGTTCTTTGGAGCGATTTGAAGCCTGTTTTTAATTGGATTGTCAATAATTTTGACAAAATTAAAATAGGCATCGCGGCGGTAGGCGGCGCTTTTGTTACGGCCAAAATCGTAAGTAAGATTAAAAATGCGGCAACAGCTATAAAAGGTCTTACGGCGGCTGCGAGCGGAAATCCGTTTATTTTGTTTATTGAGGGTATTATAGGAATAGGAGCGGCACTCCAAACGACTTGGGAACAAGCAAAGAAGACAAATTTTGAAAACCATTTCGGCGATATTGCGTTATCGGCGGAGCAAATTGACAGAGTTGCGAAACAGATTGTTAAGGGAGGAAACCTTGAAAAATTACAAGCACAGCTTGGAAAGTTTGATGTTTTGGGAGAAATAAAAGAAAAAACCAAAACAAGCCTTGAGGAAATTGAAAAATTTAACTGGAAAGTTTCTGTTGGCTTAGATTTGAGTTTAGATGAACAAGAACGTTATAAAGCCGGTATTGATGAATATATAGCAGACAGCAGAGAATATTTTGAGCAGGCATTTCAGGCAGACTGGGGATTATTTGAAGGGAATGCAGAGGTTCAGGCGGCGACAAAGAAATTCTATGAAGGTGTTTCTAAGCAGCTGTACGATAAAGGCGTTGAAATTAAAGAGGCATTAAACAAAGGATTACAGGACACGGTGTTAGATTTAAATGAAGCGGCGGAAATTGCAAGACTTGTACAAGAATCTGAAAATATAAAAGCCGGTTTGGCACAATCGGAATATGAAACAAAAATGGGCTCTCTTAAATTAGAGGCTCAAGAAAAAGCTGATTTAAATGGGGGAAGCCTTAAAAAAGAAGATTATGACGAAATTGTGAAAGAGGCACAAGAAACGGCGGAAACACTAAACGCAGCGGCAAGGGATAAATATTCAGCGCAGGAAAATAATTTGGCACGTGTTTATGGAAAAGGTACAGCTGAATATGAGAAGAATTTGAAAATAATTGACCAAGAGTATCAAAGTACGAGAGCTATGGCAAATACAGGTATTGTAGATTTTATGACAAATACCGTAGAATCAGTTTATGACAAAGAACTAAGGCAGGCCAGGACTAATAAAACAATGGCAGTACAGCGTGCGGCTGAAAATTTGGAAAGTAAGAAAAAACTATTGGTTGATTTACCCGGAGAAGCAATGAATTATTTTGGGGTAAGTTCTGTAGATTTATCTAATATGAAAGAATTACGAAACGGAACTGTTGGAAATATAAATAATTTAAGAAAATATCAGGAAGAACTTGCTATAATCAAAGATGAGTATATTTCCAAACAAAAGCAAGTACCTCAATATCTGACTGATACTATCAACGCAATAAACAAAAGTTTAGAGGGAGTAAACAATATCGATGATATACTATTTCCTAATATACAAAGCCTTTATAAGGAAGTTGGTTTAAAAGCAGAACCAACTAAGAAAAATCAAAAAATAATCGAAGAAATGTACGACCCTTCGGATTCCGCATCATGGTTAAATATGATTTATGTTGGATTTGATGAACAGAAAAGAAAAAGAACCGATAAACTTAGGGAAAAATATTATATTCCTTATGACAAGCCTCCGGAGCACAGTAAAATTGCGGAAGATCATAACGGTAAGAAGAAATATACACCGTTTATAAATTGGGGCGAAGGTATTGAGAATTTGTTTAAGAATCCCATTGAGGCAAATTTAACCGTGAACGCAAAAACCGCTTTAAATCAACAAACCCTTAATGGTTCGGTTAATAATAATAAAAATGAGGTACAAACCAAAGTAGACGAATTCAGTCGGAGCAAGTGGAACGCGAGCTTACTTGTGGAAGCAAAAACCGACTTAGACAAGCAGGCATTTGACGATTCGGCCAATGCCGCAAAAAAAGAAGCGCAGAATAGAATAAGCGCGATTTTCAATAAGTTTACCGTAAACGGAAAGCTTAATGTCGGTTTAGCTTTATCGGGGGCCGTTACGGGAACAATGAATATACTTTCTTCCACCGTAAATGTCGGAGGAAAAACCAAAGGTTATGCCGCAGGTACAGAGTATACCCCCGATACGTTTATAGCGGGCGAAAAAGGAGCGGAGCTTATTACGGGAGCGAAAGGCAGGAAAGTGTTTACCGCCCTTGAGACAGGAAATATTTTTGCCAATATGGGCAGAATTAAAGATACTTTTGTTTCCGCTGTTTCCGCCGTTAATGTTTTTGACAAGCTTAAAGGCTGCAGCGTTTCCGAAATTTTGGGAGAAAACGAGGGAATGTCACCCGAAAGAATTGTTAAGCCCTCAAATACAGCAAATAACAATTCAAGTGTTTCCGTAACAATTAACAATGAAATTAAGATTGACGGAACGGATACAAAAAATACCGATAATTTAAAGGATTTGATTAATAAGGCCATGAAAGAGAACGGCGGGGAATTGGCTGATATGATTATGGATATTATTAATCAGAATAACGCCAGAAAGGTGCGTCTTTCAAATGAGTAATAAAACTTATACGACTGTTCAGGGGGATATGTGGGACAGCGTATCCCTTAAATTTTACGGAAATGAAAAGTATATCGATAAGCTGATGGAAGCAAATTTTAAATATCGTGAGGAGGCTGTTTTTTCGGCGGGCGCTGTTTTGAGTATTCCCGAAATTTCCGACGGTTCAAATTCCGAAAGCGACTTTCAAAAACCAAGTTGGAGGGAAAATATGCTATGATGTCAAGACGGTGTAAGGTTAAGGTAAATTTCAGAGGCGTTGACATATCGGAATATGTTGAGAGCTTTACATATTCCGACAATACGGATTTTACGGATGATGTCTCGGTGGTTTTATCGGATAAAGACAGGTTTTGGTCTGATAAATTTTTCCCTGAAACGGGGGATATTCTGACCGCTGAAATTCAAGTCGCAAACCGGAATAAAACAAATGACAACGTAAGTGTAAAACTGGGTTCTTTTGAGGTTGACGACATTAATTACAATGTTACGAAACTGACTTTGAACGCTGTAGCCGTTCCTATTTTTTCAAGTATTCGCGATGAGAAAAATTATAAGACTTGGGAAAATGTTAAGCTGTCGGTTATCGCGGAGGATATTGCGAAAAAGGCGGATTTGTCTCTTGTTTTTGAAAGTGACATTGACCCCGAATATGATAAGTCCGAACAAAGCGGCGAGTCGGATTTATCATATCTTGAGAAACTTTGCAAGGCTGAGGGGCTTGCCATTAAAATAAGCGGTAAACAGCTTGTCGTTTTTAATGAGGAGAAATACGATACACTTGCGCCGGTTATGACTTTGGAGGTCGGGAAAAGCTGTTTTTACGGTTATCCGAGCTTTAAACGAAACGCCAAAAATATTTACAGCGGCTGTGAAATAAAATATTTTGACAGTAAAACCGATAAGACTTATACGGGAACATTTAACGCGCCAAATACGGGTAACGTTAAAAAGATTTTGAGGCTTAGGGAAAAATTCAACAGTGAAACGGACACAATAGACTATAACCGCAAAGCAAAGGCAAGATTAAGAGAGCAGAACAAAAAGGAATGGACGGCAAGCGTTAAGCTGAAAGGCGACGTTGTTTATTTTGCGGGAACAAACGTCAATTTGAAAGGGTTTTACAAATTTGACGGAAAATATAATATAACAACGTGCAGTCACAGTATTTCAAGAAACGGTTATATTGTGTCACTGAATTTAAGAAAATGTCTGGAGGGATATTAAAATGATTAGAGTCGGTAAGGTTTCTTCGGTTGATGAAAAGAAAGGAACCGCGAGAGTTTTGTTTCCCGACAGGCAAAACAGCGTTTCGGGGAATTTGTTCATTGTTGTGCCCTTTACTCTTTCGGGTAAGGTTTATTATATGCCCGAGATAAATGAAAGGGTTGTTTGTGTATATGACGAAAACGGTACGGGGTTTATTGTGGGCTCTTTTTACGCTGACAGCAGATTACCGGCACAGGGCGACAAAAAT